CATTTAACAGGACTGTATAACCGAGCGTGTCGCTTGACCAAAGGCGGCAAGCGCTTGGAGTATCGTCAAGGTGATCGTTATCAGGAAGTACCTGCTGATATTAAATTTATTAAATAACTCTAAACGTTCGCTGGGCTAAAAGCCCAGCCTACGACTCAATCAAAACTTAACTTTAAACCAAGGATAAACACTATGAATAAGCAACAATTAATCAAAGCAATCGCCGCTGATGCCGGTATCACGCAAGTCGCTGCCCGTGCTGCGCTGCAATCGTTTGAGCACCATGTCACCGAGACGTTAGCGGATGGTGAGGAGGTGGTATTGGTCAACTTTGGTACGTTTAAGCCCGTTTACCGCGCCGAGCGTGAAGGCCGCAACCCAAAAACAGGCGAGCCGGTGACCATCCCTGCCGCTACTGTGCCACGCTTCGCGGCCGGCAAAGGGCTAAAAGAGGCCGTTAACTTATAAATTAACGGGCATTAAACTAGGTTTACCCTGTCTTTAAATTCACCTTAAACCCGCTACCAGTCCCGCACTGCTAGCGGGTTTTTTATGTACTGAACATCATCATCTAACGCCAAGCGCCGCGACTTATCATACTGGTCTCATAAAATTTTATGATTTGAGAGTATTATGAGTGAGTCTGATGCTGATACTAATATGGTCGCTGAGCGTACCCAGTTTTTTAACTGGTTGCGATCTCAACAGCCTGATAAAGCACTGACGCAAGATAACGTCGATGCCGGGCATGAGTTTTTATTGAAATTCAAAACGGATGAGCTGCAAGACTTGCTTATCCGTATTGGCCTCGCTCACCCTGCGGTGCTGCTCATACCTAATCCCAATCCGCCCAAAGCCACACGCGCTGACATCATCGCTGCGGCTAAGCGTATCAATGTCGCTCCTGCGCAAATCAAAGCGCTCAATGATATCGAGTCGCCAAAGGGTGGGTTTTATGCCGACGGTACACCCGTTATCTTATTTGAGCGCCATAAATATTATCAAGCATTGACTAAGCGCCATTGGTACACCAAGCGCAATGAGATGCGTCTCAATTATCCTGATATTTGCAATCCAAGCGCTGGCGACTATAACGTCCGCCCGCAATACGAAAAGCTTGAGATTGCCGCGACGCTCAATTGGGACGCTGCGCATGAGGCGTGTAGTTGGGGCTTTGGTCAAGTGATGGGCTTTAACTGGGAGATGCTCGGCTATGAGTCTGTACGCGACTTTGTTGAGCACATGTATAAGTCTGAAGGCGAGCAGCTCGATGCCGTGTGTCGCTATATTAAAGCGAATGGACTTGATGACGCGCTACGGCGTAAAGACTGGGCCGCATTTGCTAAGGGATATAACGGCGCAGACTATCAGCGCAATGACTATGATACTAAGCTTGCAAGCGCTTATGCTCGCGCAAAAAGTGAGGGCTGGTAATGAGCTGGTTAGTTTTTTACGAGAATATTAAAGCCGCCATTATCTTTACGCTAACGCATATTCGCGAAATGCTCATCGTGGTTTTGACGATATCGATAATTTGCTTGATAGGTATGCTAGGCCAAAGCCGTGCAGATATCGAATTGCTCAAGTCTGAGCACGCGCTAGAGCTGACCACACTACGCGCCAATCATATCAAAGCAAAGCGCAAACTGGAGCAAGCAAGCTATGAGCAAACGATCACCGCTATCAACGATCACAAAGCGCGTCAAAAGGCTAATGATCGCGCCATTCTTGATGCTACTACTGCTAATGAGCGGCTGTCACAGACTATCGACCGACTCGCCGCCAATGCCGCCACCGACGCCGAATATCGAGTTAAGTACGCCGCTACCACAGGTGAGCTACTCAAAGAGTGTAGCGGATCAATTAAACAACTGGCAAAAGCGGCTGATGGACACGTCAACGACATCAAGCTACTGCAAGACGCCAGACGATAAGGGCTGTAACGATGAAAAACAACAAGATTAAAGTCGTAGATAACTGGCGACAAGGCTGGAAGTGGTTTAGCACTTGGGCGATGTTATTGATTGTCTATCTCACGCTGAACCCACTACCGCCGGAAGTCATGGCGCTACTACCGCCTGAGCTGCAACAAAAGATGGTTGCGGTGATTGCGCTCGCTGGGTTTGTACTGCGGTTTATTAGCCAGTCTAAGGATCGTGGCTATGACTGATATCGTAGATGACGCTAACCGTCAAGCTCAACGCGAGCTAGATCAAGTGCTCAAGGGCGTTTATACCGCCCCTGCCAATAGTATTTATGACTGCATCGATTGTGATAGCGCTATCGGTATCGCTCGCAAATCAGCCGTACCGTGGGCGACACGTTGTATTAAGTGCCAGTCAGCACATGAGGCGCAGCGAGGGCAGCGATAATGGGTGATGCAATGATTATGTTTGGTATTAGCTCAGTGTTTACCGTTGTCACGGCGATATTTTGGCGCTGGGTGACCGCACTAAGCAGCGCCCGTGATAAAGACAGCGCCAAGATTGACGCGCTCACCGGTGAGCTTGCATTACTCAAAGCCGAAGTGTATCGCGACTATCAAAGCAAATCAGAGTCGCATCGAGATAACGCGCAGATCATCGACATGCTCCAAGAGATTAAAACCAATGTCACAAGGCTTGGCGACAAGATAGACCAAAAAGCAGACAAATAAACAGATACGGGCGGCACTATGGCAGACCATCAGCACGACGCAAAAGAAGCTCCAGACGATCAGGTCATGGCGCTACTGGGCGATATCAAGTCGCAAAACGAGACGATGATGCAGCAGTTTGACACGCTAGAAGCTAATATCAGCAGACGCGCGACCATGGCCGGAGCGATGGCCGGGGCTTTTACCGGTGGCGTTGGCGGCACTGTCGTCAGCGTTGGTATAGAGCTTATCAAAGCTAAGTTTGGAGGCTGACTGATGGCGCACTCACAAGCGACAAAAGATGATCTACGCAAGCGCTATATTTTTGAAGGTTTATCCCTTGCTATGGCGGCGGTGATGTCTGAGGTCAGCTATCCCACCGCGCAGCGTTGGAAAAATGCCGCGTCTGAAGCAGGCGACGACTGGGATAAGGTCAAGACCGCGCATAGTATGGCGGGCGGCGACCTTGAAGATATATCGCGCCAGATACTGACGGATTTTATCATCCAGTTTAAAGCGACAATGGATAGCATCAAAGGCGCTGATGATATCGCGCCTGGTCAACGTGTCGAGATGCTAACCTCGCTTGCTGATGCGTACAACAAAACCGTGGCGTCTAGTCGTAAGCTGCTACCTGAGACCTCTAAGCTCGCTATCGCGCTGCAAGTCATTGAGCTGCTAGCGACCTATCTAAAAGAGCATAAGCCTGAGCTGCTACCGCCGTTTATGGAGATATTAGAGCCGTTTAGCCAAACTTTGGATGGAGCATTGCAGTGAGTCAAGTTGTCAAAAACACCCAGCCGCAAGTAGGTGGCAACCATTACGACAAATATCAAATTGAGCCGATAGAGGCGATGCGCGACTGGCTGACGCCTGAAGAGTTTAGAGGGTTTTTGCGTAGCAGTGCTTTGTACTATCAAATCCGGTACCGAGATAAAAACGGCATTGAGGATTTGAAAAAAGCGCAGTGGTTTTTAAATGAATTAGTAGATTTTGAGCAGTCGCTTTTGAGTGTAGAGAATGATGACCGACTTTGAACAACAGCTACTCGATAGATTAAAGGTGATTAGCAGTCAGCTGTCATTCATCTGCGTCTGGCTGTTTGTGATTATGCTAACCACGTGCGCGGGATGATATGAAAAATAAAGAGTTTTTGGACAAGCTAAAGAATATATCGCGCTCGCTGCAAGCGGATATCGATGCGCACTGTAATGACTGGGATAATGATCCGGCTGCTATCAAAGTACGTGTCGATTTAGTCAATGACCCAGTGACCGGCTTTGAATACTTTGTCTGCAACTACTTTCCGCACTACTTGCGCAATCCAAGCCAATCGCAGCTGCATAAGTATCTATTTGCCCGTCTGCCGCAGATACTAAAGTCTGAGCGCTCAGAGCTTGACGCCTTGGCCGCGCCGCGTGGTGAAGCTAAATCTACTATTGTCACGCGCTTATTTGCCCTTTACTGCGTCATCACTGAGCAAAAAAAGTACATCGCTATTATCAGTGATAGTATCGATCAATCGGCTGAGTTTTTGCAGGCCATCAAAACTGAGCTCGAAGTTAATCCGCGTATCAGTACTGACTTTCCGAAAGTCGTGGGCGCGGGTCGCGTGTGGCAGGCTTATACCATCCATACCGCTAATAGCGTTAAAATCCAATGCGCTGGCGCTCGCAAAAAGATGCGGGGTTGGGTTTATGGTGCGTATCGTCCTGACCTTGTGCTACTCGATGACCTAGAAAACGATGAGAACGTTGAAAGCCCAGAACAGCGCGATAAGCTGCAAAAATGGCTATTGCGGACACCGCTAAAACTGGCGGCTGCTGGCGAAAAAATGGACGTCGTCTATATCGGTACGATACTGCATCACGACAGCGTACTCAATCGCATACTCAAAAATAAGGGTTGGACCACGCGCGTATTCCAAGCGCTGCTAGAGTGGCCCGATAATATGAAGCTGTGGGATGAATGGGAAGCCATTTACCACGATGAGGGCGAGCTTGCCGCTATTGCGTTTTATCAAAAGAACAAGCGCAAGATGGATAAAGGCGCAAAAGTCTCATGGGCGGCGCGTCCGATACTGGAGCTGATGATTATCCGCGCCCGTGATGGGCATAGCAACTTTGACAGCGAGCTACAAAACGATCCGGCAGCCGGTGAAGACGCACCATTTAGCGACTCTATCAACTATTGGCGCGTACTACCTACGGGTCTGATTTACTTTGCGGCCGTTGATCCCTCGCTCGGTAAAAAAACCAAATCGCGCAAAAAAGGCGACCCGTCCGCTATCATTGTCGGCGGCTATGAGCGGCTGACAGGTAAGTTATACATCGTTGTTGCAGATATTCAGCGGCGCACCCCTGACAAGATTATCTCAGACGTTATCAAATACCAAAAAGAATACCCGCAGATACTTGGCTGGGCAGTCGAGTCAGTCGCGTTCCAAGAGTTTTTACGCACAGAATTAGTCAAGCGCTCGGCGGCGGCTGGTGTGCATGTGCCTGCTATCCCTGTGTTCCCGCATGGGGATAAGGCGCTGCGTATCATGGCGCTACAGCCGCATATGGCAAATGGCGTCATCTTGTTGCATCACAAGCAAAAGACACTGATCGCCCATTTTACCCACTTTCCAAAGCACGAAAACGACGATGGGCCAGATGCCGTCGAGATGACTTGGAAGGTAGCCATTAGCTTTGAGCGCTCATTGAATGCGCCAACGACTGCGCTAAACGTCCCGACACCTAGCCTGTACGACCATTATTAAGGATAAATTATGTTTGGCATAAAAGCGAAAAAGCAAAAGGTAGATCAAAAGTCGCTGTTAGTCGCTTATGATACCGCGCTACAAGGCTCGGATGCGGTCAGTGCTGATGTGCTACTACAAGAGACGGGCAAGACGCGCCAAGAGCTGCTTGATGCGGTCATGGCAGACGATGAAGTGATTAGCTGCCGCGAAGACATCGAAGGCGCTATCGCT